ATCAATCCCTTTCCACGTCCCCTGTGGCGCACACACCATCTCCACCACTGACCCAAACTTCCCATCCACTGCCTTCGCCCTTTCCCATCCTACCCCCTTCAACTGCGCCGCCATCCTCCTCACCAGACTGTGCTTCGTCAACTCCACCTGATTCAACGTATGTGCCTGCAAATGTCCCCTATGCTCCTCCCACTCCTTATTCGTCCACCAGTAATGCAGCGCCTGTATCCACTGCACCGTCTCCCTCTCATTACACGTATGCCACGTATGCACCCCCGTCACCACAGTCAACGTCTGGAGAAACGCCCACATATCCCTCGCCATGAACCGTCTACTCCCCAAACACATCGACCGCCACCGTCCCCCTTTCCACACCTCCAACAACCCCGTCTCCGGATTCGGCCTGTGCACACCCTCCACCACCAGATACACCACGTTGTACGTGTTCAGCATCCCGATAAGTTGGTGTCCACTCAGCCTCCCACTGGTCATGCTGTTCAACAAGTCCGGTATCTTCTTCCTCTCCACCCCCACAGTGTATGGTATCCCGTCAGCCCCGTTACCGAGGAAACTGGCATCCCCGTACTCCAGCTTCCCTAACTTGGCATTCCCCGGTGGGAACAGTCGGAGTAGTTCCCTCGACCCAACCCTATTGTCCAACGTTATCACAGGGTGCCTTTCTGGGGGCAGGCCCCATCATCCACCATTGTATATCCCCTAACATATCCCACTCTGGGGGTACTGCCATGAGCATATTCCAATCCCACTGGGTCATTCCCACTCCTCCATCCCCGTATCAGGGAATATCTGTGTCGCCAAGAACGGAAAAGCACACATCACACCATCAAATTCTTCCCCCACTATGTCCGGGTTCTGCCTGCACGCCTCCACCCTCACATAAAACTCCCCCCATCCCTCGTCCCTGTCAAACCGTCTCCCATTCCTGAGTATTACCTGCACCAGGTTCCCGATCTCCCCAAACCCGGCTCTCTCATACCTCCCCGTCCAACTATCCTTGCTGTCTTCCCCTCCCCCCTTCTTATACTCCTTCTTCATCTTGTGGGTGATGAGGACATTCTTGTCATGGTCCAGCGCGAGATCGACAATCCGCCTGAACTGTTGGTTCACCTCTGGGTAAAACAAAGGGGGCACCTGCGTCAACTTCCCCAGTACCCCCAACCTCGCATACTCCCACATCTCTGTCCCCGTGTCCAACAGGATCGACCGTACCACATCCAGCGGCGCCTCCAACGCCTTCTTATAATCCGCGTTGAACTTCTCCCACCGGGTTTGAAACATATCCTTCAACTTATTCGTCGCTACCCCCTGCATCATCCCCCGGTAATCCACAATCTGAATATCCTTTTCATCCACAAACTTGTCCACAACATCTTCCAGTCCCCTGTCCATATCAAACACCACCAGAGGTCCTGGCATGGTCAACCCAAAATTCGTCTTCCCCTGCTTCTCCAACCCCTCCGACGCAATCACCAGCCTCTTCCGTCTTCCCTTCTTCGCCTGCGTAAACCCGGGTAATACCTTCATCCTACACCCACCCTTTCTTCTTCACGTGCGCCACCAACATACCCCAGTTCTCATCTATCTCCTGTTGAGACCAGTCCAACTGAAACACCTTATACACCGGTCCCGACCCTTTATAATCCCCACACAAGTAAAACACCCGAAACACCGCCCGTGTCGCCCCCAGAACATAACAGTACGCCGCTGCCTGTGTCCTCCACTTCCATATCCCATCCGGTGTCTTGCTACTACTCATCGTGGTACACTTGTACTCCTCCACCACGATCCCATCTTCATCCACACCTACCCCGTCCGGACTTGTCGCAACCCCATCACACACAATCTCCCCCGGCCTCGCCGCAAGTCTATCCCCAAACCCGTGGGACAGGGTTTCTTCCCACACAAACCCCTTCTCCCAATGCAACTTTACCTCATCCGATGGTAGTTCACATTTCCCCTTCCCCCCAAACAACTCTTGTGCAATATCCTCTATGATGTCGCTCAGGTGTACCCCCTTCGATCTCTCTATGGGAGGTGTATAGGGAAACTCCTCCTCCAACACCTTAATCTGCACCTTGCTTCTCCTTCCTCGCCTCAATCGCCTTCTTCCTTGCATCCTCAATCTTCTGTTGCTCCTTCTCCGCCCTCCTCCGCTGTTCCCGGATCAACCTCGCCCTCTTCTGCTTCTCCTTCCTGTCCAACTTCCTCTCCTCCACCTTCTTCATCACAGCATCCACCACGGGGGCATTCTCCTCATGCTTCACCGCTGCAATATCAGCCGGCGTCACCACTACCACGAACTCCCGTATGATATCCAACCACTTCTTTTCATCCCTCTCCCGGTTCAACGCGATCAGCAGGTCTTTCCTATCCTGCCCACTGGTCAACGTGTCCCCCCGCGTACTCACCTCTCCCATCTTCTGAATTGCCAACCACCTCAGATACTCAGGGTTTTCCATCTGCTCCCGATTAGGGAACAACCTCACATTGGGAAACTTAGCCGCTATCACCTTCTCCTTCTGGTTATGTTAAAGTTTAGGGGATGGATTAACCCGCATTCCATCTGGTGGTATTGAACCTTTTACTACAAGGTCTGCGGCCCACGTTACAATACCCAACCGTTACCCTAAACTTATCTACTATTGTGGGCGTGAATGGTCAGTTCACGTATAGTTAGCTATTTGGGACTACTCGATGCCAAGTAACGCCCTCACTCCTATTACAGCACCGTCTCCAGACACCACTCTGGCGCATCTATCCTTTTCAGGCCACCACATACCAATAAAACTTGACCCTCTTACGCCAGCGTCACAACACCTTCCGCCAGCGTCCACTCCTCCTGGCTTCCCAGGAACTCATCATTCGTGGCCAGCGATATGATCTGCTTCTTGCTCGGGTTGTCCTTGATCTGAGGGAGAATCTTCGCCAGGATGTTCTTCTTGGCGATCTTGTTCTCCGGCTGCTCTGACAGTACACCGATCAACAGCCCCTTTACCTCGTCCGCAACAGCACCGTCATCCTCGGTCTTAGCCGACACTGTCGACTTGCCCTTGGCCGCTCCCTTGGCCGTCCCCGCCACCTTCTTCGCTTCCAGAATCTTATCGATCACGAGAACGGTGCTATCCTTCCCCTTCTTGTTCTCCAGACCTTCGCGTTTCACCGCACGTCTGACGAAGTGGGCGCGGACACCCTTGAGGAATCCGATATCGTTGTCATCGATTTTCCCTGTGTCAAACCCCGCCTCTACCAGCGCGGTCATGAACAGACCGAAGTTGGTAGTCTTGACCAGGCTCGCCTTGCCCCCGATCTTGTTCAACCCTTTCCCCGTATCGTCCGGCGCGAAGTCATTCGTTCCCCCGACGCTGTAGAACTGGGTGTGATCTTCCCCCTCTTCCCACGATCAACTGGAGCATCGGCACCTTCTCCATCATCTTCCCATCATAATCCCCCATGATGAATCTGGCATCGGTGATGGTCAGGTTGACATCATCCAGCAACGCTCCACCGTCGACAAAACTTTCCGGCTTGAAACTTACGTTTCCCACTTGTTCCTCCTTGGTTTGTGTGATTGTACTGCATGATAGGGATGGGACTGTCCCCGATCCCATATTGTATGTCAATGTTTGAATTGTCCCAGAAGTTACACCCTTTGGTTCTTACTTGTGTATGGCACTCTCAGTGTCCCCGGCGTCTCTATCTCCCCCAATGCCCCCATCGACTCCAGTTCCCCTGCCATGTACAACTCCTGCACATCACGCCTTATCTGCTCTGATATTGCAATGTTTATGAAGCTGCTTATCCCCGTGTACTTCTCCGGCCTGAGTTCCAGTAACTTCCTTATCTGCGTGTCCACACTCAGCAGCATCTTCCTGTTACTGTTCACATAGACCTTGTTCCCCTTCGGTCTACCCACCTTACGCCTTTCTGCCATCTCTCAC